ATTCTGATGTGTCTTCAAGTCCAGGATCACTGCTGGTAAATCCTGACCGCGTAGTCTGGGTTGCAGAAACGATAGGTACATTAAATTCAACTGCAAGTCCTCTAAGTTCCTCTGCAATCGCTTTAACATAGGTATATGAATTAACATTTGCGGCGGCCTTAATACGAGAAGAACAACATATATTGAGATAATCAATAAAGATAATGTCAGGAACGAAATTACGTTTAAGATTGAGTTCATTTAGTAGTGTCCTAAAATGAGTAGAAGATGCTGTTGCGGTTGGATATTCTTTGATGATTAACTTACCAGTTGTCATCTTACGGACACGATTGACTTTCTTATCATAAATGTCTTTTGGTAGTTCCATCAATTCGTCAACAGTTACGTTGAGTAGATTAGCGTCAATACGTTCTGCAATCTTCTCTTCTGCCATTTCAAGAGTGATGTACAAAACATTCTTTCCTTGTGTCATACATCCTGCTGCAACATGACACATGAACAGTGACTTACCAACACCGGTACCTGCAAGTGCTACATTCAGAGTCTTTGTTGGTAGACCACCTTTAGTAATCTTATTAAAGTATTCTAGGTCAAACGGAATTCTTGCTTCTTTACGATGATAGAACTCATATCGTTCGTCAGAATTTTCAAGATAGTCATGCCCAACAGAATTATCAAAACTAACTGCTAGTGCATCAGAAAGAATCTTGGGTATCGCACCTTTGTCGTTGGTTTTATCTTTCCCGTCAAGAATAGTGATTGAATTAAGGACGGCGAGATAGATGGCCTTTTCTTGACAAAATGTTTCGGTCTTGTCGATGAGCCAAGGAGAATCTGATTGCCCACTTTCGCGTAGAACTTCAATATAATCTTGGCATTTCTGCACTTCATCATCTGTGAGATTTTTCTTTTCTCTGACGGCAAGCGACAACGCCTCAATTGGTGGTGGATTGTTGTAATCAGTTGTGAAGGACTGGATCTCATCAAATAATACCTTTTCAGTTCTGTCAGTGAAATATTCAGATTTTAGAAAAGGAAGAACCTTTCGCAAATAGTCTTCATTGTGAATTAGGTTCCTCAAAATAATCTGTTCTATCTTCATCGACACTTCCTTCTTTATTCAACTGTCTCATCATCAAATGAGTCAATAGGTCACCAATAGTATTTTTGAAATCAGCATCGTCATCAATGCCTTCGTGTGGTGATTCTATCACATCATAATTAAATTGTAAATATGCTGCGCCATTTTCTTCCATAATGCCGACTTTACCATATTTGTAAACTGCTCCTTCAAATTCACCACATAGTAATTTTATATGTACGCTTTCTTTATCGTCATCTGGAAAAATATAACAATAATCAACACCTTCTATCATGCTTCTGTCTCCTCAAATGCATTATGGATCTCGTCATCGGAAATAATATCACCAGAAGCAATTAGATATTTCTTCTCAATAAAATCTCTAAATGACTTTTGTTGTAGAACAGGCATCCAAAATTCTTTAGTGTCGGTATCTTTAATGCGATATTTCTTATCTTCAACGACACCATCATTATCAATCTTAGAATACCAACCATTACTAGGTTTAACTATGTGACCAGATTCGATTGCCAGTTCAAGAAGACCTGACCACTTACTGATACCACCTTCAAATGAAACTGTCACAGGAATCTTTGACTTTTCTTTCACATAACGAGACTTTTCAACATTGATGATAAAGTTATATCCAACAACATCAGTTCCTTCTTTCTCTTGCTGACGACCGATGATATAGATGTTGTCTGCTGAGTAGTAAGAACCGGTACCACCACCAACGATATCCTTTGGGAACATACCGATTTCTTTGTATGTGTGATTGACAACAATCATAGGAATATTCTTTAGTGTCAAGTGTGGTGTGACCATTCTGAACAAAGACTTCAACTGCTTTGCTCTTGACATATCTGCAACAGACTTTCCTTCAAGTGCATCTTCAACTTCTTTCTTTGATGCTAGATTACCAATAGAATCAATAACAATAATGACCTTTTCGTCTCGTTCAATTTGTTGAATTTGACTCATGATATCAAACTTTAGTTGCTCAATGTCAGTAATAGGAGTATGCAAAACTCGGTCAGTGTTGATACCAAAGGATTGAAAATATTTTTGCGGAGTACCAAATTCTGAATCATAGAATAAAAGTGCTGCATCTTCATATTTGTCCAAGTAAGATTTTGCCATTAGCAGTGAAAACGATGTCTTGAAATGCTTTGATGGACCTGCCCACATTGTAAGACCAGGAGTAAGACCACCATCAAGACGACCAGATAAAGCAACATTAATAATAGGAATTGATGTGGGAATCATATCTTTGTTGCTGAATAACTTTGATTTAGATAGAATCTCAGTTTCTTTAATGCTACTATTCTTCTTCAATTTTTCAAGAATGCTCATAGTTTTTCCTTATACGAAAAAATCATCAAGTGACGATTGCTTTTCTAATGTCCAATCAATACAGTCAGAAATTACTTTGACTGGTTCAATAAATGCTTTTTCAAATTGCATATCATAATCAATATACTTTTGTAAGTCAAATTCTTTGGGGAGTCTTACCGGAAATGAAATCACGGTTTCTTTAAACGGATTAGGCATCTTCAAATACGAGAATTTGATTTTCTCTCCTTCATTGATGAGCGGATATTTTTTGCTTAATCCTTTTTGTTTGATTGCATTATTATATATGAGCGCACCCTTAACATGAATGGGTGTTCCTTTGGCATATAATGTTACTGCATCAGTATATTTGCTGATTCCTCGAATACCTCTCGGGAAAGAAATTTCTTCTGGAGGAAGATTTTTAAATTGATTACGCAATTCAATCATGAAATCATGTAATTGGTCTTGTGTTCCTTTTAGCATGATATCAACTGCTTTCTCCATGTTCTCGCGGATAAATTGGGGCGTAGATGATTTGACCATTTCAAGACCAGAAACCTTCATTCTAGGTTCTGAATATTGAACGCCTTCGTTATTGTAGACATTAAGAATATATCGCTTCTTTGCAGTCCAAATACCTTTATCCGCAAGTGCTTCTCGCTTCATTTGCATCTTTTGTTCGTATGCGTTAGTATAATCAGCAAGCGCCTGATAACTCTCATCAATAAACGGTTGAATTTTATCTTCACATACCTTTTCCATGAAGGTGATGACCTTCGCAGGATCGAACTCTGATTTATACACTTTACCCACCAACCCACCAAGACGCAGATAAATCGAGTCTGTGTCAGAAGCAATAACGAAATCTTCATTTTGTGTTCCTAGTATTTTATTCATGTATTGATTGAGTTTGGTTTCAATCCAACGAATAGACAACTGACCAGCAAGAGTAATCGCTGATGCCTGGCGAATATCAAAGAATCGAAAAAATTCATTACCAAGAGCACCATAAGCAGAATTCAGACAAACTTTCTTTGCCAATTGCAAATTGTTATATCGTGCAATTCTCTTTTCAATTTCAAATCTTTTTTTCTTATCGGTTTCTTTTTCAAGTTCTTGCTTTGCTACAAGTGCCTTTTTCTTATAGATTTTTCGGTCTTCATACATCTGCTCCATCATCTTTGGAAGAAAACCGCGAAAGTCTGTTCTAAAAAATTCACCGTTGGGGGTGACAGTCATCTTTAGATTTTTAAGAGCCTTTGTATCTACTTTCATACTCAAAAGATTATTGACTGAAGTTGAACCTGATATCTCTCTCATTTCATCAGTATAATCTTCCTTTTCAACCAAAGTTTCCGGTGAAATATTATACTGCATAATCAAGTGAGGGTATAGACTATTCAAATCAAATGATGCTACCCAATCGTGTTTACCTACGATAGGTTCTTTTACATAGGCACCTTCAAACGCAGCACTCTTTTCTTTTCTTTCTACTGGAGGAATAATGATACTATCATTCTTTAGATGATTAAAGATTAGAGTATCCCACATACGAACTTGAGCAAAAACATCATCATAGTTTGTTTTGCTATCGTATGCAAGAGTCAATGCAAGTTCAATTAGTTTTAGTTTGTCTTCTAATTCTTCAACAAGTTCAACGTCTTTGATATTATATTCAATAAACTTTTGATAATTTTGTTTGTATAGTTGATGCAAAGAATCATATTCATCATATGAAATCTTGTTCTTTCCGAGTTCAACACTAGCAATACTATCGAGTTTGTATGATTCTTGTGATGCGCCTCCCGGAGCATACTTACGATACAATTCAATATAATCAAGCATAGCAACACCCATCATCTCATAGACGATATGTTCTTTTGCCATTAGAATTGCTTTACGTTCAGAGATAAAATTCCAAGGAGACAAACTCTTTGCTTCCTGTTCGGAGAGAACTCGCTTGAAGCGATTGATTAGGTATGGGAAGTCAAAGAACTTGATATTCCATCCTGTAATGATATCGGGGCAGCGTGTTGTCCAAATCTCTAGAAACCTCTTACAGAGGGTCCATTCGTCTTTGCACTTGATATATGTAATTGCTCCGCTGTCAGTCTTGAAATCTCCACACCCAAAAACAAAGGTCATACCACCCATGAATTTTAGAGTGATTGCGGTGATTGCCTCTGTCGCTTCGTATGGGTTAGGAAATCCATTTTCTGAACCAACTTCAATATCAATCGTTGCAATTGAAATTTTTGATTGGTCCCATTCAATATCATTAGGAAATTGGTCAGCAATAAATGCATACTCAAAACGAGTATTACCATAGATTTTTTTGTTTGCTACATCTTGATTTTGTTTTACATAGTCTCTCGCATCACGAATAGAATCAAACTTAAATTCGTGAAGATATTCACCATCAAGACCAGTAAACTTTGTAACTTTGTTTACTGGTTCATACAGTTTAGGTTTATATTCAATTTTTGTGTTTACTTTTTTTCCATTAATGATACCACGAAAAAGAATATTGTTTCCTAGACATTGTACATTGGTGTAAAAGTTCATCCGAGAATAAGATCCTTATTAGGCAGCACGATACCTGCACCGAAAATACTATTATAGTTTTCAATGAAATCTTCTGCTGGTACATATTCATAGACAACATTCATCTTTGCGAGAGTCATCTTACTACCAGTCTTTTGTTCTGCATGAATAGGAAATGGAGAAAAACCAACATTTGGTCGACCATCTTTTCCTCGCACAACCGAGATACCCACAGGATTGACAATATGATAGTCAAATTCGGATTCGTTCTCGACCTCAGAAAGAACTTCTTCTCCGGTGATTAGCTTAAATGCTTTGATGTTCATAATTACCTCATAATTAAAAGAGTGGAGCGGGTAGTGGGAATTGAACCCATCCTCTCTGGCTTGGAAGGCCAGGGCACAACCACTATACCATACCCGCGGTTGATGGACTAACTAAATA